AATTATTTAGAATATTTCAACATTTTTGATGTGTGTTATATTTATAAAGTTTTCGGATGTGATATTTTCATATGTCCCGTCAGTTAATTTTATTTTAATACCGTTCCATGTTAAACTATTATTATCTATAGCAACGCTTACACGCAGAATATAGAACACACCATTAATTATTTTTGTTATATTAGCTATGGAGCTTTTACTATCACCATACATTAATATGCTATTACCACCGTCGAAAGTTATTTTAATTGTTGAGCTAGCCAGTATACTATCGTCAGTAATTTTTGTTTTAACATTTGGCTTAATAGCACTTAAATTATCAATGAAAACATGTCTGCCATTTCCAATAAAACCTTTAAATTTTGAGGTATATATTGAACTTTTGAAAATATTGTTATCTGGCACTCTATAAGTGCCGTTATCGTTTGTACTAATTACAATGCCGCCACCACCAATATTAACAATACCTGGACCTTTATGCTTGCAATCGTTAAAGTTTATAAAGCCACTACTATTTACACATTTAACATTATATGTGCACTCATTGCTAAATGTAACGTTGTTAAATACAACATTAATCATTAATTTTGTAGAATTAATAAACACGTTTGCTGTTCCATCATCAAAGTTAATAGGATCGCTTGTTATAAACTCTAAATTGTTAAATGAAATATTACCGTCACTAATTCTAAAAGAACCGTCTATTTTACCGTTAGTAATTCTTATATCACATCCACAAATATTTTCAATGATAACATTGCCTTCAACAGTTGACTGTAATATAATATTGAATTTACCAGGCCTACATGCTTTAATTACATTAAGAGCACTATCAATATCAGTAAATGGTTTATTTTCCGATCCGTCAGGGACGCCAATGAATGATTTATTTACGTATATTTGATTTATGAAAGTGTTTGTTTTGTTGTATGTTGTTTGAAAAAGCCCAAACAAAGGACACTTAAAAACGTTAATTCTATTATATGCACTGTCGGTTTTAATATTGTTACTATTATTAAAGTCATTATTAAGTAAATAAACAGTGTTATTATAAATAACAATGTCCTCTATTTCATAGAGGTTATATAAATTTTTAATTCCGTTAACTAAAGAGCATCCACCATAAAAGTTACCGTCATGAGTGAATAATAAAATATAGTTTGGTCTACTTGTTATAAGGTAAATAAAGTTATCGTCAATGGTTCCACCCTGCCAAGTACCGGTTACGTTATAGTTTAAAGTGCAAAGTATATTATTATCTGTGACGTTATACACCTTTTTATTTGATGCAATAACGTATAATTTATTTTTATTAATTCCTATAGCGCTAGGATATTCTATATTTGTTGTGATTTCTCTTTTAAATGTGAGTGTTTCAGCATCAATTACTGTTATATTGGAGTTACTTACATACTTGTCGTTAGAATATTCGAGTGCATTTAATGAATAAATTTCATTAGTATTTTCGTTAAAAACTAGGGAATTAGCGTGATAGTAATTACCTTGTAATACTCCTACCAAACTTTTAGTTTCTTTTGAATATTTCATAAAAAGTGTTGAATTTGTGTTAATTTTAGTTGCAGAAATGAAATGGTATTTATCATTTGAACATATACCTTGTGCATAATATCCAAAATATTTAATATAATCGTAAATTTCAAATACACCTTCAAAAGTAAATTTGTTTTTAAATAATTTATTTAATATCTCATTAAATTCACCGCTTTCGATCATTTCATTCAATTTGTTATTAATTTCTTCCTGTACATCCAGATTTTTAAAATAATCCTGTACATAATTTTTTAGATCGTTAAAAGCATCCTGCAATGTGTCAAAACTTTTCTGCATAGCTTTCCACTGAGCAATAAGTTTGTTAAATTCCTGTAAAAACCAATCCTGATTAAGCTCGTGAAAATTAGTGTAAGGCCCTAAATTTTCCATACTCATAAAATATTACCTCCTATCAATATACCATTAAACAAAAATTTTCGATGAAACTTTCGGCAATTACATCGTACAAATTAAATACGACTAAATCTCTTTCGCTCTGTATCATCTGCTGTGACGTAGTAACACCAATGTTTCCATGCGCTCGTCCTGTTCTTGTGTGCTTTCCGGATCTTCCGTCATTTACATTTTCTTTTTCTGTGTTGGTAATACTTCCATTTTCTGTTGTATCTCCGTCTGTGATCTGTTTTGCATGATCAGCAAGACCTGCATTGAAAGCTGTATTTTGATCTGTTATGTTAACGTTGTTCATTATTTCATTTGTGCTAGTGCTTTTTATGGTGTTATCTCTAGCACTGGAAGTTGTTTCGTCGTCAGTATCCGTCCAATCTTCCATACGATCGTAATTTTCTATCGGATTATATTCTAACACTGTAGTATCATATAACTTTTTCCAGTTGATCTGATACTTGTTACTCCATATTGCGATACGATTTTTCAAGTATGTAAAATCTGGATATAAAATCTCCAACTCTCTCGTCCGCATCAAAATCGCATCAATAGCAATCTGTTTCACAAGCCCCTTAGGAACATTGAATCCATCAAACAATGTGTTATCATAGTTATATAATCCTTCAACGGTTAATAAACTCAATCATCATCACCTCCTGATGTTTCACGTGAAACATTTTCATTCGGGTTGTGTCTCCAATTTACAGACACTTCAACGTCAAACATCTTTTTAACATCTGCACAACTTTTCTGCCATCCATCCAACCACATTTCCATTCTGGTTGACGTTTCTACGTCATTGCTCTCAGCTTCGGAAGATATCATTCTCTCTTTTTTATCCGATCTGGCAGAGGGAATACCAACCTCTGTGCAAAACAACTCTTCCAATCTTCTCAGAGTGTCCAGAACATCACCTGCAATATAGTTCTGACGAAGATTATTCACAAAATAATCCCACGGTTCCTCCGTCTGATCTCCTCTCTGAATCCTCAATTTCTCATCATAGAAAACAGCCAACTCACCCCTCATTACCTGATCCATGACTTTTTTCAGACTTTCCGCTCCCGCTTTATTCCTTGCTCTGAATACATACGCAAGCTTGCTGTTCATTACGTTCATGTCCAGAGATTCCATAGCAATAGCCATTTCATTCGCGTATCTTCCGACAAGATCCATGATCCCACCATAGTCAGCGGTACACTTAAAAAGGACACACTGCTCACCAATAACAGGCTCAATCACACCTTTTAACAAGGGATTGCTGATGACCGCCTGCGCCGGTCTGTAAAAAACATTGTACCCCTTAAGTGTGCATCCCTGTGGAATTACACCAAACTTGTCAGTATTGATGATAGCAACTGTGCCCCAACAATATAAACAATACAAAAAATAATCTTTATCCCAGTTATCCGGTACTTCCCATTTCATTACAGATATGGCTTTCTGCAATAAATACCTCTGAAAATACCAAAACAACTGAGTATTTTTGCAATGGTTAGTGCTCGGGCTTATGCTACTATTATACTGATTGATATAATTATACATCACAGGTGCACCAACACCTGTATCACATCCAAACATATATCCACCTCCTATAAGCTATTAAAATAATCAAACCACGCTCTAGCATATCCGGCACGTTCCTGATGTATACTAGCAGGTCTTTCATAGTTTGCCTGAAAAGCAAGTGCAAGATATCCTGCATCCTGTGTGCTAACACTCCACTCTCTCCAACTTAAAGGGTACGCACTTGTACTATACCATTGTGGCTCGATACCCCAGTTTTTAATTCCAGAACTTTGCTGAAACTCTGCAAAAATAACACTCATTTGTTTCTGACCATCATACCAATCATCATGACTTCCATATAACACATCAAGAACATTATACAGAGCGGTCGGCGGTGTCCACTGCACAAGCCCGTGTCCAGTACCACCAATTTCAATCAACGCCGGATTGAAAGTGCTTTCCTGTTGAATATTGCCACATAATCCTGCAATAGCATTTACGCTCCAACCCTGCGATTTGAAAAAATTTAAAATCACAGTTGCGTTATTTATGGCTTTTTCGTTGTTTCCACATAGGTTAGCGGTGGGATTACCAAAATACTCACTGTTTCCTCCAACCTGCCAATCACCACCGGAAAAAGGCCATCTATACACTCTCCAATAGTGTATCGTACTTTCCCACACTGTGTATGTATTAATACTCACCTGATCAGGCAATGGAAGTTTTTTGCTGTGCGCACCCATAGAGTGTGTTTCATCATACATCATTTCTGTGTGTTGATGACCTCCGAGTGAAGGGTCATGTATCCACAGAATATCACCTTTTTGAAATTTGAAATCAGTATAATCGGCAGGTAATATTATTTCCTCAAAACCGAGATTTTTCAGTATCGTTGGCATTGATTCCGTGGTGAATGGCCATGCTGTCAAATTGACTTCAAAACCTGCATGCCCCAGCCCATAGAAGATTAAAGAGCTACAATCATAGTAAGTTATTCCATTGACTGTTTGCTCATTTCTGTAGTCCTGATTGTATCCTACGTCTGGAGCATTGCAACGGTCAACGATCCATTGCCACGCTTGTAGCATCAACCCACCGATTCCGCCTGCTCCGCCTGATCCCCACGGGTTCTGCCCTGAGTTAGCACTTGTCATAATCGCAACGAACATTGAAATATTGCTTGCAGGAAAGCTACGCATAATATACACCCCCCTCAAGGAATTGTTTGATCTGTTCTTTTTCGTTTCTGGTTGCACCGGGTACGTTAATCGAACCATTTTCAACCACGTAATACCCAGTGCCAAGCTCCTGCATTGTGCCGTTTTTCATGTAGGGCCTACCATTATCCGCTCGATCTTCATCCGTGATCTTATAGAACGTTTCAATAACGAAAGGTATGCGTGCTATTGATAACAACGTACCATTAACACCTCTTGTATGTACATCGGGTATCGCACTCTCAACTGCATTTGCAACTCCTGACGCACTTCCCAAAAAATTGCCCGAAAATAAATTCCCGATGCTACTTAATAAACTACTTCCACTTTCGATGATATTCGCTCGTAAGTCGCTCACTTGTATGTTAACTCCAATCTGTGCATAACCACTATATAAAGTAACACCTCCTGCGCTTACTGACATAACACCAACACCGCTCATGCAGTCAATAGTTTCGCTGACTGTTACACTCTCAGCACTTGCGACTTTTCCACCGTCAATCTCAAACGTACCCCATGGATCTATGGTCAACTGTATTCTGCGAAACGGTGAAGCATTGAGAAATGTTCCACGTGAAACCTGTGGATGCTGAGAAATCGGCATGTCAAAAGACCTGCTATAAAAAGGCTTATTACCTAACTTCAAAGCAGTCACATCGCAAGACCAAAAACCAAACTTAACCTCTGAAACCTGCGTACTTCCTGCACCAACATTTTCACAAGGAAACCACATAACACTTGTCAGATATTGAAACGGATTGAACAAACATTTCAGCAAACTATCCGTGATCTGCTGACCTGAGATGTTCGCCCAATCAAGAGTGGAAAATATCTTTGAGCAAAAATCTGCAAAGTTAGTAGGAATAAACGCATAGAAATTGGTAAGTCCATCCTCACCTACAATGCCACATACAAAATAGCCCTGATTCAGTCCATATTCAGCAACCGGAAATAAACCCTCGTTAACAAATGTCCTTTTCTTCACAGGTGTTGACAGTGTTGGGTATAAAGTATCCATGACATCGCCGTCAAAACTAGTGGAACTCCGAATAAAAAACAAGTTACTTGCCTGTATTGTATCACGATACGTTGCTAACACATCCACAACGCAATGTGCAATCCATGTATTGTTTCTATACTCCCAATCCTCAACCCAGTATGACCTACCAAATTCTTCGATCTCACAATAGTTCCAACTCGGCGCCGATCCTCCATTTCTTAATATGATCTGCGGATTTTCAATAGAACATGGTTCATTTATATTACAGGAAACGGCGGTAACATCACCGCCGACAATTTCTGTAGAATTAACTCTTTTGCTTGCCGTTTTAAAGTTGACTGTTACCGCCATTATATACCCTCCTATTCCAGAACAAAAACAATGCCGTTCTCTGTAAGATCATTCCAATAACGATCTGTGAAATGATAGTAGATATTCCAATATCCTCCTGCGCTATTGAAAGGCGTTGTGCTACTCCACTGCCTGATCGTAGTGAGGCCCATAGCCTCTTCGTCAAACAGTACTGCAAAAATATTGCTCATTGCCTGAGCTTCTCCCTTTTCAACACTTCCATCCGGATTCATAACTGAAGGCGTTACATTAATATCCATCGGACTGTCAAGTGTCTGCCAGAAATTAACCTTTTCATTTGTCGCAATTTTGAGATACTGGTCATGGAACGTGTTACTCAGAACCGTTGTATCTGCGGTATGAAGATCAGGGCTGAACATCATAATGTTCTGCATACGAAGTGGTGTATGTCTTGCGATCTCTTTTCCAGTGATGTTAGCATGGAATCGTGTCGATCTCTCAGTGAAGAAATCCATGTATGTCATGATCTTCGCACACGCCCAACGGTAAAAACTCGGGAAATTCTCCGCTTTTCTTACATCATTAGCGGTTAACTCTGTTCCGTTCTCTGCATTGTACATCGTGAGCAACTTAACAACATGCTCTCCGGTATAACCCGCTGTTGATGCCGTAACGCCTGTCTGCCAGATATTTTTTGCTCCGATATAGTTAGCAACGCACGCCCTTGCCATGCTCTCATGAGCCTGTTCGATCATGTCCATAGTATTCTGAGTGTACATGGAAATGAACTGACCGAACTCGTCAGGATTACGAAACGCCTGATCTAACTGATCTCTGAAATAAGTCCTGTGTCTCTGGAATACCTGACCGCCGTAGAAATTGGTCTGTAAAACTTTACCTTTTTTGATTTTGTACATGTCGACCGCTGTGTCATCATCAAGTGGCTGTCTCTGATCGTTTTCCCAATCATCGTCCAGCATCCCCAACTTACGCACATGGTTTCCCCACTGCTGTGTAGTTCTTCTCAGCCCCTTAAATTTAGCGTTGTATGGTCTTACGGAAAAGATCGTCCTGTCTAATACCTGAGAAATGCTGTTCATAATCCTGTCATTACCCACAAGTAACGCTGTCTGTGCCTGTGCTACGAACGAACTTGTGTCCGTTGCTTTCATAGTTTCAACGCCTGTGGCCTGTTTAACGATATCATTCAGCACTGTGCTGATCTGATCGAAACTTAATGTATTCCCCATTATTTTTCACCCCCTGTCAATCCATCATAGTTTGGCGGATTGATAATGCTTGCTATAGCATCTTCTGTTGTAACCTGTTTGGGAACTGTGTTCTGCATCAGATTAACGTTGTTACTCTGTACCGCACTTGTGAGATTTTTCAACGCACTCAGCACATCATTCTGATCACCGATCTGCTGAATCTGCTGTGTCTGTGCCTGTGGATATAACTGAGGCTGTGCCTGTGTCTGTGGAAACTGCTGTGCATATCCCTGTACACCCTGCACCGGTGTCTGTACCTGCTGATAGTTCTGTGGCTGTGGCTGTGGCTGTGGCTGTGGCTGTGGGGCACGCTGGGTAGCTGTTCCCGACATTGTGAGGATTTCCTCTTTCGTGAATCCCGCTGTAATTAGTGTGATAAGATTATCGAGTGTCATATCTTGTAATCCCTCCTTAGATAATTTTTATGTGAAAATCCGGTGGAAATGATACCGTCATGTTCGTAAGTGACTGCATACCAGTTTCCAGAATAACATCCCAGACAGATGCATTTAGTTTTTTTCGGCATTTCTGCGATAACTGTTCCGTCTGTACTAGGCTCTGCCCTGATCATCAGAGGTTCTGTGTTCGTTGTGACGATGTACACACCTCTGATATTTTTGTTGTAGTTAATCGTCATTCTTTTCACTTCCTGTAATATGGTCTGTGAGTTTTGTGAGTGCCTGAGTGTTATTGTTGAGTGCGTCTATCATGTTTTTCATTTCTTCCTTGTGAGCATCCGTTTCTTTCTGCCATAAGTAGAAAGTCGCAATAAGGCATGCACAAGGCACACCAATGTTACTGATAAGAGTTGATAACGAGTTAACGTCCATATTTCACCTCCATTATATATTAGCACAACATATAATATGTTTCACGTGAAACATTAAAGAAAGGTGAGAAATGTTTCACGTGAAACAAAACATATGCAGGCTGTGACACTCTGCATATGTGACGAAAGATTAAGTGTTACAAATTCTTGAGTTGTACATACTCATGCACATTGGATTCTTATGATCCCACGCTCCCGACGTGTTGTACGTGTGCCACGAACACTTGTCTTTCTACGAAAGATTATAACAAATAAAAAAGGACAAGTCAATACTTGTCCTTGAAATAATTTTCAAATAATGATTTTGATGTGATATCCTCGAACGTAATCTTATTTGATAAGTACATATCCCATAAGTACACATAGTCTCTGCGGAAAGCTTTTATATCCTTGTCAGATTGCGTGTATATGGGTGGATTGCCTGAGTTATGCCGTGTGACGTATATCGTATTTTTGTTTTTACGCTCGTATATTGTAATGGAGTCCATGCGACATAATGGGATTAATTCTTTAATATTTGTCGGTTTGATGCCTGTATAATCCGCGGAATAGAACTCATTTCCGAGCGCCATGCGGTTGAAATTGGAATCTGCTCCTGACATTTTATAGAGTGCTGTTTCCTTTTTTCTTTCTGAAATAGGGGAATCGAATAAATTAAAAAGGCCGATCCCTCTTTCCTGCATGATTGATACTGATTGTTTTTTGATATCCATTGCAGATACTTTTTCCATTAAGTTGTTTTCGATGAACATATTACAAGAAAGATTTTCAGAGTTTGAAAAGAGTAAAAACTGAATAGGTTTTTCTCCGTCTAGTTCTCTGTTTCGGTTCATTGTTTCGTACGCATTTTTGAAAGCATATCCCGCATTTTCAACTTTACGTTCCCGTTTTTCCGGTATAAACTCGTCATATATTCCTATCTCTACGTCCGAAGCATCGAAACCACGTAAGTTAGCGAACGTATTTAGAGCGATTGCATAACCTAGAATCGGGCCTGTATACACCAGTTTTCCGTTATCATCTGTGTATGTGTTGTAAAATCCTGCGACATTTTTTCCAATCGTTTTTGGATAGATTGACCATCCCTTGTCTTTGTTAAGCTTCTTAAAAGGCGAAAGTTCTGGAATTTTGATTGTGTCAATCTGCGCCTGCAAGGATCGCATATACACGAAAATTTTCTTGTGTTCAATACAGTATTCGAGACCTCCATAAGTTTTCCCCGTACCTCGTCCGCCCCATACATAATTGAACTTTTGGCCATATCCCAAAACAGCAGGTATCGAAAGATACCCGCTGTTCTCATATAAAGATAACATATTATTTCTGTGGCTCTGGCATAGGAATATTCTTCTCAGTATATCCCATACGGGCAAGCGCACGATCTGGGGAAACCAGCGAGCAAATGAGGTAATCACGGCCTGCTTTTGACTGTCTGTGAAGAACCTCGATGAAAAACATATCTGGAACTTCTTCCATATCGGAAACCCGGTCAACCACATCTGAGAACGATTCTCGGAAAGTTGCTGACTGACCGGAAAATACCTCTCCTGTGTTTGCGTCCTGCACTGAAATGCAGGTTATTTCATTTCCGCTGTTGTCAACTGTTCGATACTCTACCCATGATCCAACACAAATAAGACCTTTGTTTTCAACATTTTTAAGACTTACGATTGCAGGTGATTCAATGAGGTCATACTCTGTGTATGTGTCCAGTGTGGAAGATGATTTAGTAATAGTATACTGTTTCTTTGCCATGATTTAGTTCTCCTTTTCTTTTGGTGATTTTGTAAAAGTTGCGTGCATTAAGAACACCTCAGCATCCATGCCATAGATTTTAGTTTCTTCCTCGTTTCGCTCCCAGTCGATAACGATTCCAAAATTTCTTTTTTTGATCTCTTTGCTGATCTGATCGTCAGTGAGATTTCCAATTAAGACTAATTCTTTTGTAATCTCACATTTGTTCTCTGGATCATAGCAGATAACATTAATTTTGTTAACTGTTAACTCTCTTGTGATTTTCATGTTCTCACCTCCCTGTAATATCTTTACATGAATTATTATAACACATATGTTAATTTTTGTCAAACGTCTCTTTAAATTCTTTTAATGTTCTTGCGTCTGCCAAAATACTACGGTACTCATCTGTTATTCCTATTGTGTAAGTTGACGGTCTGATAACTACATTTTGTGTAATTTTTAAAACATGATTTTCCACGGTGAAATCCCCATAAGGAACGTCATTGTACACGCTTTCAGTTCCTCCTGATCGTAAAAAGGTAAATCCAATTTTGAAAGCTTCAATTCCTCCATGTTCTTCCAACTCATCTGGTGCAAGCTTTTTATTAACTCCTGCGATTGTTGCGTGTAGTTTTCCATCTTTAGTTCTATAGACATATTTTTTAGCACCAATGGTGGAGAATTCAATATACTTATCCTCGAATTCATACACCCCCATATAATGTTTAACGCCATAACAGTCTGTAGCGTATGCGGAATTGGAGATACTTTGCTCTTTTCTCTCAGAATTGTATCTATCAAATAACTCGTCAATATTATCACCTCTTACTTTTATATATTTTACTGAATCCGTATCGCTGTAAACGTAACGATCTCCAACTATGTTTATACCCTCTTTCAATCGCAGGCGTGCCCATGCTGTTACCCATACACCCCATTGAAAAGGAAGAAACGCTGTTCTGTTATATTTAGTGAGTAATGTTTCACGTGAAACATTTTCATCAACTGTATATATGTTTTCTGCCGATTCTGTGAATATTAATGATTGCTTTACTGGTGACTGTACCATCATTCCGTACCCAGCGTTAAGCAATGCCTTTTGCAGATTATAAAAAAGCTCCTGTTCCACTATGCCTTTTAATTCTGTTTTGTCTGTATAATATTTACGGAAAATGTCTTTCAACGGTTCTGGCAGTGATCCGTATTTGCTTTCGTAACACTCTGTTATTTCTAAATTTTTCCATTTGTACTCACGTTTCATTATCTCATAATCAATATCAGTGAGCGTTGTTTCGATATAGTCAGCACTTAAAACACGTCCGTTATCCAATGTTTCACCGGAAACATTTCTACATTTTGAATATGAAATATAGGGTGCTCCGTAATACTTGTCGATCTGTTCAATGCCTATAATTTTACACCGGAATAATAGCGATTTTCCTCTATCCAGTTTCTTCTCTATGTCATTCTCAGTTATTGATCCGATATAAACAAAACGTGTCATAGGGAAAACACAATTCAACACAACGTCAGGATAAGATGATGATCTATCATAAGAACCGATTCCCAGAATCTTTTTACCGTCTGCATGTATCACTGTTCCTGAGTAATAACGATTAGCGTGAGTGTCTCCACCCCGAAACGCCTCCTCTAGCAGATCGAAAACATCTATAGTCGGAAAAATATCCTTGTGTTTTCTGGCCCATCCATACATTGCTTTTTTCGTTTCACGACGTACATAACCGGTTGACGTTAAGGGGAGTGTATATAAATTGTCATTTGACAGTATCATACGTTTATACATTGCTTCAACTAGTCCGATTGTATCGTATGTACTGTACTTTATTTCATAATCGGTTAGTTCTGTCCATGGAAAACGTTTTTTCTCATAATTGAATTTTTCGCCAGATAATTTCTGATGCTCTACTTTCATTTTTGAAGTAAACGTATTTAATGACATGTTTGTCTGCAAATATGAACACCGAAACTCAAACCGCTCTAACATTTCGCATTTCAGTATTTTACGTGATTTTATTGCAAAAACTTCGTCCGGTGAAAACGTATATATACCACGCAAAAACTGAAATTCATATGAAAGGTTATGAACAAAAATCATGTAATACGCATAGTTATCATCATTCATAAGATTATCAAGAAATAACTCAAATTCTGTCCACGTTCTTCCAATTATCGTATCAATATGTAAATCATCAAGAAAAAGAATTGAAAACTGCCAGATATACATTATTGACTGCTCAATATCTTTCAATCTAGTTGTTTCGATATCGAAAGCACACAGGCAATTTTTATAACCTTTTGCTTTTTTACTTCCTTTGTTAGACCTAGTATCATGTAAACATGGTAAATTCTGTATTCTAGTATAATTATATGTGTCAACAGTATACAGATTTTCCATGTGTTACCTCCTACGTTTACGTTCACGTTTACCAGCTTTCCTTTTCTGACGTTTTACTTTTTCTTTCTTTGCTATTCCAGATTTCAATTTTGAAATGTTTCGGGATCCCGTTTTCAGAAATTCCTTATATAGCTCTAACATTTTGCCTGTACTCAGCTTTTCACCATCAGAATATAACTCAACAGCAAAATCAGAATCATATATTCTATCTGATGCAAAATCTCTGAGTTGTTCCATAAAACGCCCAAAATTTAGGAAATCCTCATGCGTTTTTAACTCGGTTCCATACACATCATTTATGTGCTTCATTTGTTCTTTTTCCTGTTTTTTCAATCCTGTTACTGTGGTTCGATCTGATGCTATAATAGTTGCCAGTTCAGATAACAGGTGATAGATTTCTCTATCACTTGTTATATCTTTCAACTGCTTGTAACGTTGGATCGGTCGATCCGTTACAAGGTTGATATCTTTGTAGTCAGATTTCAATATTCTTTCATAACGTTTACGCCAGATTGATCTCAGACGTGAATACTCTTTTCTCACGTCTTTCATATCCCATGTTAACTCGAGAGCGAGCGGTGTATAATCGTCTTTTGTTCTTATAAGACCTTGTGGTTTACTCTTCTTCAAATAAGACTTTTTTGTTGTCAATAGGATCACCTCCCTCTAATTTGTTATAGTAAACGGGACGAAAATTCTCTTCAAACTCTACAACGTAGTCCTGTACGATCGCCATTGCGACCGCTCCGGTGTAGGCCTTTACTAGCATGTAATCACATTTGTATTTACACTGACTTTTAAGGATGTTCGGTGTATTTAATTCTTTTATATACACTTTATACCATGATTTTTTACTGTTTAGTGGTCTGCCCATTGTATAACCTCCATTTCTCTACACATCTCAGGATATCGTCAAAACTTGCCATTGCTCCCCACATTATATAAGGCTTATGATCAAAACACTTTTTAAATTCGGAACAAATCTCTGGCTGGCTACATGACTGACAAAATTCAGTATCATTACATATAAAACATATATCACAATAATTTTTCATTTCTTATATCCTCCTGACCATTTTGCCCCACACCAAACTCCATACGGAAAAATTAATATAGCACCAAATCCAAACCACAATATATAATCCAACATTAATACACACACCTTCTTTCTATCTCTTCTTTAATCCACTTACGTTCCCGATAACGCCACGGGAAACGCATTATTTTGTACTCTTTCAATAACTCACGTGGAGTGAGCCATGCAAGGTAATTTTTGTAACTTTCTTCATAGTCTGTCATAATTCACCTCACATTTCGTTTATATGAATCATAAACAATATCTAATGCCTTGATACATTTATCAAAATCATACTCAAAACCAAGACAAGAACCCCCATATGATATACCACGCGCCATAACAATAGCTTCGACATATGAGTTATCAATAGATAATCCCTTACTCAATGCCCATCTAAATTCCTCCACAACTTTTCTCTCATATAAATCCTGTACATCTCTTGTAACAACTTTCATTTTTATTACCTCTCTTTCATTTGATGATTATATTATATAATGTTATTTAGATTTATTCAAAGACCATTATGTTCAC